TAAATGTATTGTGAATTTTCTGCAATGTAACTCTTATAGTAAACTTTCTGTGATGGTGAAATTTGAGTATCAAGTGCTTTAGAAAGATTTGTAAACTTCTCTAGGATAGTTTGTGATGATCCTGAAATGTTGTTGGATCTCTTACTATCAATCACCACTACATGCAGTGCATCATTATTTCCACCTCTACCCAATACATATTGGTTTGTCTTTGGTCTTGGTGCAATGCTTCTCCAAGCAATAGTACTAGAATCTCCTCTGGATGTATCTAATACATTTTGAGTATTGTACCAATCAACTACAGTTGATGGTATGCTTGAAGATGAAGTAGATACTGACTCCACATACATAATTTCATTAGTACCCTGTACCAGAAGTAAATCTTCTGCAGTTAAATTGGTGGTACTTGAAATTTCAATACTAGTTGCAGTTGAAGATGCTGCAGATACTGCAGTAGAATGGTTTGGAATTACAGTAAATACTGATACAATTGAACTATCAATATGGGATGTTGCAGTAGTGCCATAAGAAGCTCTAGTGACTCCTAGGGTATTTCCTACCACAGAAGTTACATCCATAATCTCAGAATCAACTAACAGGAATGATGCTGTTGTAATTCCTGCAGAAGTTGAAACATAAATTGTTGTGGTTGAAGAATCTGTAGGAGAAGTTCCAGCATTATCTATTAATGTGGAAAGTTGCTTATTGAATAAAGTAAATGCAGTACCTAATCCTATATTCTGAGCAGAATATGTACTGAAACCAGCTCTAGTTACAGTGACTAAAGGATTTGCTGATACTGGCAGTGTTCCATTGAAATAAACATTACTCTCTGTGTTGAAGGAGTAAACACCATCTTCAGTGTAGTCTACTGCAGTTTCTGTTCCAGCAGCACTTACTGTGCCAACAACTTTAACACTTACTGTAGATGCTCCAACTCCAGTAACAATTGCTTTAAGGTATCCTGAAGCAGATTCTACTACACCAACTCCAGGAATTTGTGATGTGATTGCTTGAGTTGCTGCATATCCAACACTAACACCTGATGTGTTAATTCCAGAGAGAACTTGATCAGCAAAGTTATCAATTACACAAACTTGAAGGTTCTCTGCCCAATATCCTGGGTTCTTTGCTGCCCAATAGAAGTTTCCTCCAATTGAGTAAGAAGATTGATAATCTTCAAAGTTTTCAATCAGTAAACCATTTGTTGCTGCAACACCAACTCCAGCATTGGAATTGGTAAGGTTGCTTCCAGAACATCTAACTACCTTCAGACTTCCTCCATAGGAGAGGAAATTTGATGCTGAATACCAGTACTCATACTGATAATTATTTTTTGATGGTTTGCCAAAAAGATTTACTAAATCATTTTCATTTTGAACCGTAACCACTTGGTTTACTGGACCTTTCTCAAAAGGTGCAGCAATTCCAGCAGATAAAGAGGTGGTATTATTAATTCCTCCTCTAGTTAAATCTACTTCTCTTACTTTAATCCCTGGAGATGCTAAGCTTAAAGCCATTTTAACTCCTCTAAGTGCTTCATTTTGCTCTAAAAGTATTTATAAATTTCTCCTTTTACCTATATTCCCACATAAATGCCCTATCTCCATATTCATCTGTATGCCATACATCACCATCAGCATCAACCTCCACTCCCATATTTTCTAATCCATTTAACATAAAACCAAATGGTGCCATATCTTGTTCAATTTGATTCTTTTGCTCTTCATATAATCTTTTTCTTACATCTTGCTCAGTAAGTTCTTTAAAATAATCCTGAGATACTAACCAGGCATATATTACAAGACACATTGCCAAGTCATCATTACAACCCTCTTCTGCCTCAAATGAATTATGTTTTTGAATAAAAGTTGTTAATTCACTAATGATTTCATAATCATTGAATAATAATTTATCCTCTTCTATCATTGTCTTAAGGTTTAAACATCCAACCTTTTTAACTGTTTTGGACATCTTCAATCCCAATTGAGTCTTCTTTCCAGAAAAACCCTGACCAACAATCTGACCTGCTCTACCTCTCATAGAACACATTAGTAGATTTTGATACTCAAGATCATATTGAATAATTGATGCCACTTGATCTCCCACATCATTTACTTCACATAAAATGAAAGCATTGTTGTAAGCTTTGGCAACCTCATGTATGATTGAGGGAAATAACATAGGTTTAATTTCATTGTTCCTATATTTTGCTACTATTTTGTGTGGGAAAGTTGTAATATCAAATACAACAAATGCAGAGTAATCGTTTCCAACACCCCTTGCAACATCAACTGTGACTACATAATCTCTATATTCCTTTGATTCTTCATATACATCCAATCCTTTACTTTTTTTAATTGGATTATCATACACAAGACTTTTAAGTTTACTTGGTGCAATTAAAGTATCAACTGATCCTAAGAATTCACACTCAAACTCAATTTTAAATTGTTGTTCTGAAGTATTTGATATAGTTTGTGCTTTCCACTTCTCATCTCTTCCTGGAACTTCAGTCCAATGAACATCAGTTGGAACATATTCATTTTTACCCCTTTCAGCATCATGCCAAAGGCGATAAAAATGATTCATACCATGTGGGGTAGAAACAATAATTACCTTTGTTGATTGTCCAGAAGAAATAGTTGGATATACTGATGCAAAGAAATCATCTGCAAGATGATTTTGAACGAATGCAAATTCGTCCAAGAATATAATATTATAAGATCCACCACGAACTGCAGATGCTGAGGTTGATGCTGCAAGAATTCTAGATCCATTTTCCAGTTCCATGGATCCTCTGTTCCATGCCAAAATTCCTTGTTGTAACCATTTTGGCAAATTTTCATATGCAGTTTGCAATCTTGACAACAAATCTCTAGCAGTAGATGCTTTGTTTGCAAGAATTGCTATGTTTACATTGTCATTGAAAATTGCATAATGAAGTAGATAAGATACAACAGTTGTAGATTTGCCTGTTTGCCTAGGCATTTTACAAATGTTAAATCTATTGTTATGAAAATTATTGATTAATTTTTCTTGAAAACTATAGGGTTTAAATGGTTGCAATCCATGATCTAGAGTTACAATCTTTACATAGTTTTTAGCAAAGTATACTGGATCATTTTTGCACTTTACAAATTCTAAAATTTGACTTTCTGAAAATTCAATTGGAGTATTCGCTTTTTTTAGAAGCGGATTTCCAAGGTAAATGTTATTATTACTCATAAATTATTTTCGAATTATTTATTAACACTTCCACTTTTTAAGTGCTAATGCCTTTCTAGTGGGTCTTCCCTTTTCATCCTTCATTGGACCCTTTACTCCTCCCATACGAGCACAGAAAGATCTTTTACGAGGACCTCCTTCTGGTTGTGGGGGTTTCAAATCTGATTCAGGATTTTCTGCTTCATAAGATTTTCTTCCTTTTTCATTAAGACCACCTGATGGATTCTTACCCTCCTTTCTTTGCCATGCAGCAACTTCAATCATAAATTGATCATATGTTTTTGTCTCAGAAACATCCTCATCACTAGACATGTACTCTGCTGCAGTATCAATAAAGTCTGCTGCTCTAGTAATTTTTGATTGTACCCAAGCAGGAAGTTGTTGATCTGGTTTTTTTACAAGTTTTCTAAGAATATTAATTGATCTTTCAATTTGATCAAATTCAATCCTTGCCATATACCCTTCATCATCTTTCTTCTTACCAGAATCAATTTCTTTATGATCCTCATGGATCTTTGATTCATTGGTGGGATGAATTTTTGCAATACTATACTTATCCCACATATTGGGTCCCCAAGAACATTCCATTCTCTTCTCATTCTTTCTACAAAGAAGGCAATATTTAGTATCTTCCTTATATTGCTGATCTACATCAACTTCTTCTTTTTTCATGGTAGGTTTCTTTTCTACTTTTTTAAGTTTTGTATAATAATCTGGAAGTTCATCTACATGTTGAAGTGCTGTTATTTTTGCGCCACTTTTACTTGTGGTATGTTCACCTTCCACTTTAGTTCCAATTTTAACTTGTTTCATAATATCACCTAAAGGTACTTTATGCTTTTTAGCAATTTCCTCTGGAGATCTATATGGCTTTACAGGACCTTTAGGATCTTTCATATTTGAAACTATTCTTCTATATTATTTAGAAGTCCTTGCTTTATTAGTTTAGATAGTTCAGCAGTAGATCCAACAAATAGTGCATTGTTAACTGTTGTTGGTCCATTTTTCTGTGGGGCATCAAGATCTTTCATTTTCTTTTGAAGATCAATTAATTTATCTGTAACATCACCAACAGATTTAATTAATTGTCCTGCTACTTCATATGCTCTAGGATGTCCTGATTCCTGAGCAAGTTCAAGTATTCCACTAATTGCTTCTTGACCTTTATCTATTAGATTGTAAAGTTGCCCTCTACTGTATTCATAATCTTTTTGTGGGTCATCCACACTATCTACCTTTTTAACTTCTACGGGATCTGAAGACACTATTTTAGTTTCAATGTCTAATGCTTGTTCAATCCCATCATACTTCTCTTTCATTTTCATACGTCCACATCAATTCCCTGAGAAGTACTATAAGTTTTAAAATCTTGGAATTCTACTATCTCATCATTAAATCCAAAATCATCTCCAAATTCAATCAATACATCATCAGTTGAATCAATTATATTATCATTATTATAATCTTGAAGTGCTTTTGGTGTAACAGTGTATCTAACTTCTCTTTTTGCATTGAGAATTGCATCTGTTGCATAATCAACTTGAACTTTTTTAATGTATCCTTGACTATCTTCTGGGATTTCATTAAAGAAGTAAGTTTTAACTGTGAAATTTAAAGTATAAATTAACAATCTTCTAGTACTAAAGTTATCTTCATAATCATCTCTAAATCCAATTCTATTGAGAGTTATTGGTAAATCTCTTTTCTCATTAATTTCTGGAATCAATGTAACTGAAATATTAAAAGCTGGTTGAAAATATGGAAGTATTTGTTCTACTATTTGATGCACATCATCTTGCAATTTTCCCATAATATTCAATTCAAATCCAATATTATATGGAACTGGCATAAAAACTTTGTTGACTGATTTACCATCTTCAATTTTTGATGCCTTAAAGGTTTGAGTTATTGATGATTTTCTTTGGGCATCATAATCAATAGAAGTCATTTCAAATGACATTCTGGGGAGAGTTAATGCAGTTTTTCTGTCACCAGATGCATTTTGTTCAATCCTTGCCAAGAATTTTTGAATTGGTCCATATGCCAAAGGAACTTTTAATACTGAAACTGGATTTACATCAGCATCATCAAAATGTCTGATTTGAATATTATTGAATAACGTTCCAAAAGCAGTTACAGTTTTTCTAATTCCCCTATGGTAAAAATAATTGCCAAGCATTGTAAAAAGT